CAGTCGAATCAGAAAGTGCAACTCCAGAGGCTGTTGAGCAGCAGGTCGAGTCGGCGGTAGAGCAGCAGCCTGAGGCCAAGGCACCAGAAGCTGGCTCCGAACCCGCACCTGTAGCCGAAGTCTCTCCGCTAAAGCAAGCATTAGCTAAAGTTAATATCGCTGCCGACCAGTATTCTGAGGATGAGATTCAGAAGCAACTGGTTAATGTTTTTGCTGAGCGTGATGAGCAGCGACGAAGAATGGCTGAGTTACAGGCTCAGGTTGAAGCTCTTAGTCAGCAGCAGCCGGTTCAGCAACAGATTGCAGAGCCAGTCAAGCCTGAGACTAACGAACAAAAGCTACGTCGCTGGCAAAAGGTTGAGATCGACCAGAATCTAACCAAGTATTGCGAGTTCGACGACAAGACCTCGAAGTTTTTGCCTGATCCTAAGTATGGGATCGATGGACAGAAAGCCGCTCAGCAGCTTAATGAGGCCGTCACTGAGCAGCAGAGACGCAGCCAGCTTATGGTCAATGATCCAGTGACTGCAATGCAGGAAGCTGGGTTGCTAGAGGAAATTGAAAACAAAATCGAAAGCCGCATTAAAGCTTACCACACCCAGCTAGCTGCGAATCTAGCTGAGAAGCAAAAGCAGGTGCAGGCTTATAGATACCAGCAGCAAGAAGAGAACGAGTTCCAGAAGTTCTACACCGACCACAAAAACGAATTCTTCCGAGTCAGTAATGATGGCAATGTCATGGTTGGCTTGGATGGAAAAGAAATTCCTACAGAGCGTGGGCTGCTTTACAGCAACAAGGTTCGAGAGATCTGCAACGAACTTGGTGTGGATCAGCCAGACCTACGTATCTGGAAGTTGGCGTACAGGATGCTTCCCCCAGTAGAGCCTGCCAAAAACCAAGAAGAGTTGGCGGCAGAAAAGAAGCAACAGGTTGAAGCAAAGAAGAATCAGTTTGTAGAGCAGGCCAGGAAGAAGCCTGACGCACGAAAGGTGCAAGTGAGCAATGCTTTTGTGCAGCCGGTAGAAACGCCGGTGAATCGTAAGATGTCATTTCGAGAAATGTTAGAGCGTGATCCAGACAACGCTGAGATTCTGGGCGCGAACTACAGGGGAAACTAACGAGACAAGGAGTAGTCAATGTCTGAGGCAATTTTAGCCATTCGGAACACAGCACCTAAGTACCTAAAAGGTGCATCCGATCAAACGGTACGCAACCGTTTCTGGTTGGCCTTGCTGCAAAGCGAAGGTCGCATTCTTTACAACCAGAGCGGAACGTCGACGACCTGGACTGTGCGAGCACGACAGCCAGCCGCTCGAACCCATTCCAGTGGTGTTGGTGTGATCTACGAACATCACCAAGCATTCGAGCAGTTGACTGTACCAGTCGCTGGCTTGATTGGAACTCAAGCACTGGATCTCAAAATTCAGATGATGAACAAGGGTCCGTTGGCGATCGTCGATCTTTATGCTGATGCGATGGACTCGGTTCTCGCTTCGGTAGGCAATCGATTGTCGGCTGAGTTGTTCTTGCGAAACACTGGCAACGATGACCAGATCGTGGGTATCGATACCCCGATGGTTCCAGACGGATCGGTTTCGGTTAACGACCGCGTAGCACTGCCTTCTAGCTCTGCCTCTTACGGTGGCAAGTTGGTTCGCCCAGGCTCCTACGGTGGAACATGGTCAAACAACTTGGCTGCTGCTAATCGTCCTTCGGGCTTGCTCACCACTGACTGGCCTCTTGGATCTGGCACAGCCGATTACGATTTCGTGAGTCCCAAGCTCATCAATTACGCATGTCCTCAGTGGGGCACTGGTGGTAACACTTGGGCCGATAACTGCGAGCATGTGATTCGTCGTGGTCGTAGCTGGATTCGTCACTTGTCTGGTGGCAGCAAGATCCCAACCTTGCACATGCTAAGCCAGGAATTGTTCGACGAGTTCCAAGATCGCTTGGTCGTTCGCGAGCGATTGCAGGTTAGCGATTACGCTGGCAAGCTTGGCTTTGCAGAAGATGTGATCAACTACAACGGTGCAATGATTAAGAGTGAGTTCGATTGTCCAGCGGGCACTGGCTATGCAGTGAACCTAGATGAAATGAGCTTGTTCAGCTTGCACGATCAGTTGTTCTACTTGGTTGGTCCAGAGTTCAACAACACCGCAATGGCCCATGAAGTGGCTATTGGTTTCTTTGGGAATTTAAGGTTCAATCCAAAACATATTGCCAAGTACGGTGCTTTCGGTTCTTAATCGTTAGTTCCGTCGTCGTAACAAAACAAACCTAACAGGGAGAAAAATAAAGTGGGTGCAGTTCAAACGAATATGTATCGGCTAGGCGAAAAGGCTGTAGCCGGTGAACTAGAGTCTTTGCTTGGGACAGTTCGAGAGTTCACTGATGTGAATTACTCTGCGATTGATTCGCAACGCAAACTCTTGTCAGGTCGCCGCATCAAAGCGATGTGGGTTAAGAATGACTCCGGTGGAGCGCTCAATCCTAATGAGTGCTTAACCTGGAAAAGTGGATTGGCTGGAACTTACGTTGGTGGTGTTACCGGCGCTGCTGGTACTGGAGTTGGTGCAGTTGATCCTTATGTGACATCTGTGGCTAACGGCGAGCACTTTTGGATGCTCATTGAAGGTCCAGGCAAGGCTCGTTCTGCCGGTTCTATTTCGGCTAACGCTATTCTGATTCCTGCCGCTACTGGTGAAGTCACGACTGTGACCAACGACGCGGCTGGCTCCTTGAGTGCGTGTGGTCGTGCAGTGACCGCAGCAACGGCAGCAGATCAAACCATTGATGTGGTCTGGAAGTTCCCAGGCTACTAATCGTTTATGTGACCATGGAAACGGCCAGTGGGTGGCAGGGATGCTGCTCACTGGCTTCTGTTGGCACTAAGTAAAAAACAAGAGGTGATGTTGTGGATAAAGTTAAGGGCGTGACACCTAAGGGTGAAGTAATTAATCAGCCTAAGTATACGGCTAATGCCAAAGCTTACGGCTCAGAGCCAATCATTCAGAACGTCGTCCCTGAAACCTCGGCCCTTCAGAAGGAGCCAGTGGTGGGCGACATGTGGAAGAGCATGGTCTCTCCAATCAAGTTAAATAAATAACCCCGAATGTTTTATGTTCTGGGGGGTGGCTGGTGCCGCTGGGGTAGGGGCTGGTGAGTAATTACTTACTGGCCCCGCTTCGTTGAGGAACAGTATGTCACTAAACCTTAGAGTCACTAATCAGGCAAGTCATTGCAATCAATGTCGTCAAGTATTTCCTAATCGCATGCTTTCCGGTGGGTACTGTGGCGATTGCAGAGAAGTTAGGCGAGAGCAAATACACAGAGAGTTGCTGATGAGCGATACGCGTCAAACAGCCCAGTTTTCAAGAGAGTTGCTGTCTCGAATCAAGAAGGCTGGATCAGATCAGCAGGTTCTTGATCAGGTATTCTCCAAGTTTACTGATCTAGTGGGTGGTGCTGATGGATTGGCTGTCAAGCTCAAGGAGGACTTTGATAAAGTCCGTGGTGAGAATCTGACGCAAAAAGAACAATTGATGTTTGAGCGAAAGGATTCGGTAATCGTCAAGTATTGGCAGATGATATTGAGCCTGCAAGAGAAACTTGATGATCGCAATAACGTGGATGCGTCAGGTCTTACGGACGATGACCTGAAAGCAACCTTAGCACAACTTGCGGCTCGTATGATGCAGGATGATCCTAACTTTCGCATTCAGGTCATCAATAGCGTTGCGATGCAGAGTGAGCCTATCGACGTAGAAGTTACTCCAGCGATAGCAGAAGAGTCTCCTACTTGGGAATACAATCCAGATGACGAATCTGAATCTGAGTAATCGCGAAGCTGCTGCTCTGGTGGAAATGGCTCGGCGCCGAACCACCGCTCTTGATCTGTTTCGTGCTCAGTCTCATCAAGATCCCATATTTCAGTCCAACGCCAGAGAGTTGTTGGTTCGTGGTGGTGTGCGTTCTGGTAAGAGTACCTCACTGGCTGTTCTCACCGGAGCTATTGCTACAGATGGTTACGTTCATTTGTCAGATGGCACCAGGGTGAGAGCGCGTCGTCCTCACCAGATAGGCAGGCCGCTTACGATATGGATCATTGGCTACGATCAGCGTCATATTGGAGAGACAGTTCATAGGCTTTTGTTTAAGCCAGGATTGTTCAAGATGATACGTGATCGCTCGACGGGTCAATTGAGATCTTACAATCAAGCCGACCCTGACGATGCAGCTAGATCGGGTGAAGTTTATCCTAGCTATCCAGTGATACCCAATCGATTCGTAAAGCCAGGATCTTGGGACTGGGAGAACAAAGGTAACAACGAGTTCAAGAAGGTTGTCATCTGGGATCCAGTGACTAAAGAAACGCTGGCTGACATCTATGCCTACTCATCCAAGGCAGAGCCTAAGCAGGGCGACCCAGTGGATGTGATTTGGATAGACGAGGCGATCAAATATCCAAAGCACTATCAAGAGTGGCAATCGCGTCTAGCTGACAGGCGAGGAAGGCTGTTCTGGTCTAGCTGGCCTAGAGCCAATAATGAGGCTCTGCGTGCTTTGACTGAACGAGCTAAGCTGCAAGATGCCGACGATCCAGATCCGATGGCTGGTGAAGTGATTCTGACAACTAGCGCAAATAGCCAGCTTGATCCTGCTGGTAAGAGAGAGCTTCTTGAGGGCTTTACCGACGAAGAAAAGTCATCTAGAGATCGTGGCGAATACTCTATTGAACAACTCAAGATGTATCCGCTATTTGACAGGAGCTTTCATTCTGCCTGCTATCCTGAGGGAGTTGAGGACAAGATTTCCGAAACGCTAAGGCGGAACAATTGGGTGCCTCCAATTGACTGGACAAGAGAGATGATTCTTGATCCAGGCACGAGAAAGCCAGCGGTACTTTTTTGTGCCATACCGCCGCCGAGTTTCGGTGAGTATTACGTTGTTTACGATGAATTGTATCCAGGTCGAGCAGACGCTGACACACTGGCTCCGATGATTAAGAGCAAGATACAAGGCTATCCGATCTATCGATTCATTATCGACCAGCGTGCAGGTAAGCAAACGACGATGGGCTTTGCGTTATCAGTTGCTGACAACTACTCGCGAACATTCAAAGAACACAACATCCACAGCATCTTGACGGGGCATCACTTTATGTGGGGTTCGCCCAATGTGGAGTCTCGCATCATGCGATTGCAGTCGTGGATGCATGTGAACAATAAAGCTGGCTCCTTTCCGTATCTTCGGATTGTAACTCACAAGTGTCCGAATCTCTGTAAGCAATTAGAGGACTACATCAAAGAGGAGCGATTGGATAACGAGGTTGGTGATCGACCTGCGAAGTATCAGACGATCGACTTAGCTGTGGCGGCGGAATACTGGTGTGCCAGTTTTCCAAAGTGGTTTCCAGTTGCAGGGAAGAATATAGGGGGAGGATCCCCCGCGTTTCAATTGTTTCAGCAGTTGCAAGCGTCTTCATCGTCTCGCAAGAAGCCAGATGATAATTCGGTTTTGCTTGGCACTGCGCTTACCCCCTACAAGGTTTGAACATGTCGCTCAACAAAAATTTTGATGGATTGGCTCCGGTTGGTTTGCCAATTCTGTGGTGTCCTCCACATGCTCCCGATGATGTCGTCCCAGGGATCGTGTCGGATTCGTTTCACAATGGCGTAGTGTCAATCAATACATTTCCAACGTCCAAGAGGAGTGGTGGTGGCTTAGTGACTAGCGTGCCGCACTTAAGTGATGCAAGGCTGTTCGTTGATGGCAAGCCCACTGAATTGGCGAAGCGAACTGGTTGGTGGATGTTCCCCAAGTGGTATGAGGATCTGGTTGAGGTTCGTGGTGTCCCTGATCGCAAGTCTGGTAAGGTCAAGGAAGCTAACTAATGCTTGAGATTCGGGGTAGGCTTGAACGACTGGTGAGTGTTTGGTTGACGAGGATTGAGCAAGCTCGTAAAGCGAGAGAGCCCTTTCGTCAGACCGCTGACATTTGCCGGAACTTCTATCAGGGTACGTGCGGCTTTATGTGGGACGATACGTTCCGCAATAAGTTCTTTAGTAACCTGCCAGCCCCTCAGTTCAAAATGACGATAGCAAAAGCTTTTGAACTTGTCAGCGTGTTTGGTCCTTCACTCTATTGGGACTATCCTGGTATCTCTGCTCGCCCTTACGCTCGTCTAGACATTGAGCCCGATGTCATGGGTGATCCTGCCGATCCTGCCACGGCACAGAGGTACCAGGATTTTTTACAGCGATATGAAAGTAATCGCAGGCGAAATAAGACTCGTTGTTCACTCATGGAGCAATACCTGTCTTATGCTCAACGTGAGCAGCCTAATGGTGGGTTGATTGCTGAAAGCCAGCTTGCGATTACAGAGGCTTTGATTACTGGGCGAGGTTGCCTGTGGACGGAGAAGTATCAGTTCCCAGGTAGCGAGCGAGTGCTGACTAGATCGGTGTTCGATTCTTGCTTGCGTCTGTTTATTGACCCTCAGTGTACTAAGCCAAACTTGAGTGATTGCGGCTGGATTGGCAGACAGCACATTGAGAATTACTGGGATGTTGAGCGAAGATTTGATCTACCTGCTGGCTCTCTTAGTCGTTACGCACGTAATGTTGGCGTGGCTGGTGCAGACGCTAATGAGGTATCTGAGAGTGGCAGGGATGAATATCATCCGATCAAGAACAGTGCCTACGCAACGTCTAATAAGATTATCTGGTATGAGATCTACTCTAAGGTAGGTGTGGGTACTCGCCTAGATGATTTTGATTCGACTCTACATGAAGCGTTCGAGCAGACTGTTGGCGACTTCGCTTACTTGGCTGTGGCTAAAGGTGTACCCTTTCCGCTTAACTTTCCGCCAAGTACCGCAGAGCTTGGCGACGATGAGATACGTAGGGCATTGGATTGGCCTGTTCCGATCTACAGAGATGGTCGCTGGCCTGTGTCACTGCTGGACTTCTATGAGGCTTCTAGTGGCCCTTGGCCTCTGGCTCCGATTGGCATGGGGCTAGGCGAGTTGATTTTCTTGAATGTGATGATGTCATGCTTGTGTGATCGTGTCTATCAGAACTCAAGAAACATTTGGGCTGTGCTCAAGGAAGCTGGCGATGATGTTATTGGAAAGCTAAAGAGCAATGAGTTCAACATTATCGTTGAGCTAAATGGCATGGCTCACCAGAATATCAATGAGCTAGTTACGATGCTTCAGTCGCCTGCCATCAATTACGATGTGATACGTATGCTTGAGTACGTGTCGATGTCCTTCGATAAGCGGACGGGTCTAACTGAAGCTTTGTATGGGATGAATGTCGGCGGCAAGGTTGCTCGTACTGCGGCGGACATCAACTTCAAAGAGGCTGCTACGTCGATACGTCCTGACTGGATGAGTCGAAAGGTGGAGGCGTGGCAAACCAATAGGGCTAATGTTGAGCGTATCTACGCTGGCTGGAATGTACGTGGGCAAGATTTGGTTCCTTTGTTTGGCCCAGAGGGTGCACAGATTTGGGATGAGTTGATTGCCAACGAAGATCCAGAGATCTATGTTCGAGAGATGGCTATGACGATCGAAGCCAATTCGATACGCAAGCCAAACAAGTTCCGTGACAATGAGAACCTGACTCGCATTGCTCAGTATCTTCTGCCGCAGCTTAATCAGATTGCAATGGCAGGTAATCCAGAGCCTCTTAATGCGTTCATTAAGTCAATTGGCGATGCGATGGAGCAGGATGTGACCGATTGGTTAATTCCTGCTATGCAGCCTCAGATGCCTCCTCAGCAAGGGCAGATGCCACCTCCTGAGCAAATGCCACCTCCTGAACAGCAGATTCCTCCGCAGGAAGAAATGCCTCCAGAGGCTATGCCTATGGATATGCAAGCCCCTCCTCCTGAGATGATGCAGCCAGATGTTATGAGTCAGAGTCCTGAGATGGATCCTGAGATGATGGCGATGTTAGAGAACCTACCCCCTGAAGCGTTAATGGAGTTGAGTGGTGGCTTATAAGATCAAGATCAACGGTGTAGTTCACACTATGATTGAGAGTAATGGGGAGGTTCGCTATGAACCGCCCTTACCTGAAAGTGAAATCGTTAAGGGCAGGAAGAATATGAGGGAGGTGTTAGCCTCCAAGAAATTCCCTGGTGTTAGTACAGAGAACACATTCTTCTCTGGTCGCGGCACTCTAGAGAATCAATTTAAGGATGACCCTGAGTTCCTCCAAGAGATTATTGAGGGAGCCAAGGCTGACGGATATACCCCAAACCCCAATGATGTTTACTTGAGTCAGCTTGCTAGGAAGCCAGGAGATAAACGAGCTTTTGTTTCGCAGGCTGATGGCGTGTCAAAGATTCGCAAGGTGTGTGAAGAGAATCGTCTGCAATGCGATGAAGTTGGTACGCAAAAGTACGAGGTGGCACCAAAGGCACCTGTGCGATTGGCTGAGGATTTAGTTCAGGCTGAAGTCGCAAAGTATAAGTCAAGTCCTGAGTTTTCTAGGATGGGAGACCAGGAATTACGGGAGTTTGTTGTGGATCAACATGGAGCAAGGAGTTAGGAATGTCTTTAACTGGGACCGAGCGAAGTTCACTTATTGCGGCAGTAGCTCAGCCTTCGCCTGGGCGCAAACTGGCTGATGTCATCAACCTTATGGATGATGGTGCTTATACAGTTTCTTATTCGATTGGTGCTGAGGCTACCAATGCGATTGCTGTGACGATTACGGTCAAGACGATCGACAATCGTGCTTTGGATAATCGCGTCTGTTTGGATTTTCTTTTGATCAGCAGTACATCTACGTTTGCACTCAATGCAACCGACTACACGATTGCAGCTACCACTGGGGTTGTCGCTGAACTTGTTGCCGACAAGGTGTTGCGAGTCGTAACGAGCGCTACTGGCGTTGCGGTGTTGACTTTCACCTTTGCAAGCACTGCTACGAGCTTCTTGGCTGCTTGCTTGCCAGGTGGTGCGATGACTGTCTCTGGCGCAATTACTCACACCTAATGATGGGGTAGTCTGTGACCTACTTAGCTAGCTGGAACAATGTGTTCACTTTCTGGGACATGGTTCAGAGACTGTTGCTTCGTAACGGTCTGGCTGGCTCAGAGGTTGACATTGCACGTTTGCGAGTGGCGATCGATAAGGCTTATCGGATGTTACCTGCCATACACAACTGGAGGTTTTACAATCGTAGGCTGACGTTGCTTGTTGAGGCTCCGCAGACGATCGATGCTGTGTCGTATGACCATACAGGTGGAACTTACGAGCGCCAGTTGACTATCACTGGCTCCTCGGTTTGGCCAACCACTGCTGTCTACGGCGAGATTATTCTTGGTGATGTAGTTTACCAGATCGAACGTCGCGTGAGTAATACGATCGTCACGCTGACAGAGGAAACTAATCCTGGTAAGGATGTGTCTGGTACTGGATTGATATGGTTTCGGAGTTGCTATCCGTTTCCTGTTCCAGTCAAGCAGGTAGCGGAAGCGTGGAGAGGAAACCAGATATACAGGTTAAAAGCTTGTACGTCTTTAGACTATCCTCGTTTTCGCAAGATGTTTCGTCAGCCAGGGACTCCAATCCAGTATGCCATTCTGCCTAGTCGCGATCGTATGGGTGTGATGGATTTCTGCTTGGTTCCTCCGCCAACAGTGGCTGAGGTGTATGAAGTTCATGTCGATGTGGCTCCTACGCCACTAAGGACATATGAGGTGTCAGGCGCTGATGCGGCGGTAACGTCAGGTAGCAATACAGTTACCTGTGCAGGTGCGTCGTTTAGTCAGAATCTGGTGGGCACTATTTTTCGCCTGTCTCCTAGTAGTTCTTTACCAAGTGGTCTTCATTACGGTGCTGCGGGTCGCGATGAATTTGAATGGCAAGCTGTTGTCAGGAGAGTTCCTAGTTCTACGACACTGGAGTTGGTGGAAGCCTCTCCTGTGACGGCGAGCGATAGAGGTTATTCGCTAAGCGATCCACTGGACATCAATCCGATGACCATGATGGATTACTTCGAAAGTTTAGCGTTCGAGCATTTCTCAACAAACGCGGATCACGCCAAGTTGGCTGAGGCTAAGGAGCTTTCAAAGCAATCTTTCCGATTGGCGATGCAAGCTGAGAGCACAACTAACTTTGATCATGAGCCGAGCATGTTTGGAACGCTTGGACTGAATGATAAGTGGTGGAGGTATACGACGGTTTTGCCTCCTGTCTAGTTTCCCCCTAATGGAGTTAAGTTATGAGTCCTGATGTCAAGTATGAGCTAGAGAGTAAGGTGGCTGCGTTTGCTGCTGTCAGTGGAGCGGACAAGGGATCTGTGGTTGGTAATCTTGCCAAGCTAATTCTGGAGATTCTAGAAAAGAGTGCAGGCATTGATGCTGAGAAGATGGTGTCATTCTGTGGAGAACTGTACGACAAGTACATCGCTCCGCTGGATCTTCCAGGTATTCCTGATGTCATGGAAGTCATGGTTGATAAGGTACTGAAGTCGACGCTGGAATCGATCATTCGCAAGGCTCTTAGTGATTTGAGGGCAGTGTAATGAAAGCCATGCAGGGAGTGTTTCAGGTCGGCATGATCGTGGCGATTATGGGATTGATTGGCTCATGCATGCAACTCAAGACTATTCCTCAGCCTGAAGTTGAGGAGCCAGTGATTGAGGTTGTCGCAGAGCCAGATCCTATCATCGATGTTCAGCCAGAGATTATTTCGGATCCTAAGCCAGAAAGCCAGGACGGGACGATCGTAATGTACACACGAGACGGGTGTGTTTGGTGTGAGCGATGGAAGCAAGTTGAACTACCGAAAGTATTGCGGTCGTTCTGGAAATTTCGTGAAGTGTATACGAGCGAAGGTCCAGTACCTAGATTTGAGGTTTTCGGTAGAGGCAAGGCTATTTCACACACTGGCTACATGGATATGCCTACATTGCGTCGAATTGTGGATAGCATGTAATTACGGATAACGCCAATGGCTTTAACGGATCCAGATATGGGGCCAGTCTCCATTACCCAAGCGGGTGCTGTGCGGCTGTGCTCCGACATGCCAATAGGTATGGCAGCGGTCACGAAAGAAGGTAGGTTTCGATGGGTGAATACATCGATGTGTCGATGCCTGGAGTACACCGAGGGTCAGCTTCTCTCCATGGTTCTTGGAGAGATAACGCACGAAAAGCACCTGACAGTGGATCGGGATCTGGTGGAGAGATTAAAGTCTGGCGAATTGACGAGCTACACGGTAGTCAAGGCGTTTCACAAGAACGGCTCACGACCGGAGAGGCCGAGGTATGCGTGGGGGAGCTTGACGGTGTTTCGGGAGCCAGTGATCGGAGAGGTTCAATTCTTTTGGATCTTCTTCGTTCCGCACAACGACATGAAGGAATCGGGAGTAGCGTCATGGAAGGACATGCTGATTTTCGTGAGAGACAATTACAAGTGGCTTGCGACGGTCATCGCCATTGCAATCGCGCTAGCTTCCGGCAACTATACGGCAATATCCGCACTGCTGAACAAGCAAAGCGTGATAGAGAAAGAGTTGCAAAGTGGTCCGCCTACGTCCTCCTCGGAATCTGCGTTGCCTCAACCGCAGTGACTCTACTGATTACTTATCTTCTGTGGCTACGATTGGATCAGATAGCGAGTAGGTAATGGCACAGACGGACAGGCACAAAGAGATAGCCGATCGTATTGTAGCTTTACTTAAGGCTGAAAACTTTCCGCCTTTTCGTGCTAGTGAAGTGCGCTATGAAGATCCTCCAGAAATTAAACCTTCCAATGGAATCACTGTTTCTCCAATGGAAGAATCTGAGGGTGTTGGGACAAACTTGCAGGATGATATTCAATACACTTTTCGTATCACTAGATCCATTGGGAGGATGAATACTCAGGAAGGTTTGACCGCGAAGTCCTACTTTAGAACTAGGATTCGTCAGATGTTTCATCGCAAGAGGATTGGCGGAATTGAGTGTGAGCTAATCACTATTGTTCGGCATGCTGATTTCACCTCTATGCCCAAATGGCGCAGAAGCAACCTGGATGTTTGTGCCATGCTGATAACTGTCACAGTACGCGAGACGCGAGTGACTGAATAGCTTACTGAAGTCACTTCAGTAATCACAATGAGGATGCTTATGTCGAGACGAGACAGGATCATTGACGAGGTTATTGACAAGTTTCCTAATGTCGGCAATAGGACACTAGCAAGATTGCTAGTTGAGCAATACCCAGAGCTTTACACTATAGAACGGGCTCGACATTCCATTCGATATCGCTTTGGTGCTACTGGAAGCAGGGACAGGAAAAAGGTTAATGTTTGCGAGCACAAAAAGCACTGTTCCTTGCAACTGCCTCCTGGCATCAATCAGGTCAAGAAACCTCTGAAGTTAAATCAGCCAGGGGATTGGCTTGTCATAAGCGATCTACACATTCCATATCATGACGAAATTGCGATCGAAACGTGCATAAGGTACGCAGTCGATAAGAAGATAAAGAATCTTTACCTTAATGGCGATTGCGTTGACTTCTACAAGTTCTCTGATTTTGTTGTTGATCCGAGGCAGTCTAGTCCTAGCAATGAACTGGAACTACTGAAGGTTTTTCTTAAGAGCCTGAAGAAACAGTTTAAGGGCAAGGTCATCTATAAGATTGGGAACCACGAGGATAGATACGAAAGATACTTGTATCAGCGTGCCAGTGCTGTGGTGGGTATTGAGCAGTTTGAGTTAGATAAGGTTCTTGGTTTGGGTGATCTTGGTATTACATGTGTCTCATCTAAGCAACATTCTATCGTCGGCAATCTGTGTGTATTTCATGGGCACGAGCTTCCTAAGGGTATGACATCGCCTGCTAATCCAGCGAAGTCTTTGTTTACTAGGACAGGCTGTAGCGGCGTCGTCGGTCATCATCACTACTTGTCTCACTGGTGCATGACGGAGGGGGTTCGCAAGGTAACTCACAATACGTACTCCATCGGTTGTCTTTGCAAGCTGGTTAAAGATTACTCGCCAGTCAACAACTGGAATCATGGATTCGGTCACGCAAGGGTGAACGGTAAGAGAAAGACCGAGTTCAGAAATTTCCTTATCGATCGTGGTCAGGTTGAGTGTCAGTTCTGAAATTGATCCGCAGGGAAGAATATAGGGGGACTGAGAATGGAATACTTTCCTTATGTAATAGCTTGCGGTGGTTTGATACTTATCGCATCGTCGATGATTGATCTTTCTAAGATCAAGAGCTACTTCGCGAAAGACAAGCAGCCAGTGGCTGATGTGACTGATTTGCTGTCAGAGTACATTCGCATTCGAAAGATACTTGTCGTCAAGCTAGACGCAACCAAGATGGCTGAGGTTGATAAGTCAGTGCTTGATGAATTCACGGAGGGCTCGGTTAATGGTAAGTAGAGGTGGGGCCTTCTGGGGTGGTGTTTTGCTGCTCGTGGCTGCGGTTTTGTTTGCCTCTGGTAAAGGCAAGATCGACATCAGCCCAGTCGTCAAGTACGACAAGGTTGATTTCGTTTTAATGGAAGAGACGAGTCAGCCAGATGTTGATACAGCGATCCTAGTCAATAGTGATAAGTGGCAGTCTTTGGCTGATCGCGGTGTTTCAGTTAAGAGATATGACGTTACTAAAGATGCCAGGAAGCCAGAGGTTGAGAAGTTCCTTGGTAATATGGGAACTGCGAAGCCTCCTGTGATCTTGGTGTATGAGGCGGGTGGCAAGCTGGTAGGCATTGAAGCGTCTCCATCACTGGCTTCTCTTGATGCTTTAGTCAAGAAATACACAGGGAAGTAGTCATGGCTAATGAAATCATAGAGTATCAAGGCAAGCTGTACGGTACTGGCTTGATTCAGCCGGTCAATCGTGTAAGCGGCTATCGTCTGTTTATGGACGAGAAGCCAATGTTGACTGGTGAGCAGGTCAATAAGGTCATCTCGGATCCTAGCCGTAAAAGTGGTCGAAAGCGATTTGGTTCTGACTGGATCATGTCTCAAAAACACCTTGGAGCCTGTTGTGGCTTCGCTTGTGCAGGTGGTGGGGCTCGTGCTCGCGTTCGTCGCGGTCTGCCTCGTAAGGCTCTGAGTGGCTTTGCCATGTACTCAGCGATCAATGGTGGGGTTGATCGGGGTGCTTTGCTGAAGGATGGCATGGAATGGATGATGCGTCACGGAATCCCAGAGGCTATTGCTGGTGAGAGGCCAGAGTACCGCTGGGGTCGGATCCCTCAAGTGCAGAAGGATTCGATGGCATCCAATGTGATGCTTGAGTGTTATGCGATGGAGACAGAGCTTGAGTTGGCAGTTGCCTGCGCCCTTGGCTTCGATTGCATTATAGCGGTTCATGCATCTAATCGCTGGAGCAATCTTGATAGCAATGGCATTTCTGGTGAGAGTCATGGCGTTGGTAATCATGCAGTTCTTGTCGATGATGTAGTGCTGTCTAGTTCTGGTGAGTGGCTGTTTGACATGGCAAATAGCTGGGATGTTAGCTGGGGCCAGCAGGGTCGTTCGTATCAGACTTGGCGACGGCACCTATCTCAGACGATTAAGTATCACCAGTTCTTTGCAATCCGATCAACAGTCGATGGAAAATAAGGGGATGAGTTGTGCCTAATGCAGTGCGAAAATTTGGTGAGTTGACGGTCAAGCCTAAGGCTTCGATCTTTCGCGATTACGGCTGGGCTGATGTTACGATTGCCAATGCCGGTGTCACGAGCGGGGTGATTGATATAGGGCCAGCGGACTCTGTGATGTTGGTTCTGCCTGCCGGTGTTAATACCAAGACCATCACGATGCAGACAACCTATGATGGCACGACCTGGATTGATCTGGTTTCGTGGACGGCAGCGACTGGCATTAAAGTGTTCACGGATGCGACAGAGCTTGCGAAGATCCGTCATGCTCAGGTTACTCGTTTTACGGTCAACTCCGCAGTGGGCGCGGACTCGAAGATATGGATATCCATCAAGGGTTAACTCGCTTCGATCATATTCAAATTGCAGTGAGTAGGCTGCTGGCGGCTATTGTGTTTGCAGAATCACAATGGATGCTTTCAAGTCTTGCTTACAGTCGCAACGCTGTTTTATTGAGAGTCTCTATTGATACGCTTTTCTGGCTACTGTTTAAGCAGTCTTGCCATTGTCAAGAAAACTACAAATGGGAATTAAAGTTCAATGATCGATCTAACCAAGCTAACAAGTGAACAACTCTGGGGTTTGCAGTTCGTTGTGCTGCAAGCCAACGCACCTATCCAGGCAGCAAACGAAGCCCTGCCGGAAGGTGAAGAACCCAAGCCACTATTCACCGATGCAAGCTACGCTGAAATGATCTTCAAGTCAGCTTGCGATTCGTACTATCAACAACTTGTCGAACACAAAAAGAAGTCTGCTTTGCAGATGTTTGATTCTTTAAGGCCGGAACAACAAGCGGCACTTGTTCAGCAACTTCAGATTCCAGACGTTTTACCTCAATAGGTATTAAGCTATGTCGCTTGGCGTTATCTCTCCGATCCGCAACAAAGGTCTGTACTCTGATTGGCTATCTGCTGCACCGTTGGCTACGTCGATGCTGACTATCGATACCAGTGGTAACGTAGGTAGCCAAGCTATTCCTGTTGCTGCATGGGGGAGTATCACAGGAACATTAAGCAGTCAAACCGATTTGCAGAATGCGTTAGATGCGAAGTTGTCGCTTTCGGGCGGAACGATGACGGGGGCTTTAAGTGGGACAAGTGCTACGTTTAGCAGTACCGTAACCATTCCAGCTATCACTGGCTCTAGCAATCTTATCTACGTTGCACAAAACCAAACATTTAGTTGGGAGTATGACTCAACCAATACCAATCCAGCACTGCGATTTACTTGGGGTGGTGCTGCTACAACTCTTTGGGGTAGTAGTTCAGCAGTCAACATATCTGTTCAAGGCACTAACGGTTTTCGAGTAGCGGCAGGAACAACCAATTTAGCCGGAACGCTTGGTCTGGGATCTGTATCGTCACCAACTGCATTCCTGCGTTCAGATGGTAGTAATACCATAGACATTCGTAATTCCACCAACGCTCAACGCCTCAATCTATACGGCACCTACACTGATGCTTCTAACTATCGACGACTCTACCTATCTAGCACTACAGCAGGTGCGTTTACTCTTGGCGTAGAAGGAGCGGGAACGGGTGCGAGTGGGAATACGCTTACGGTTGCTAATGCAACTACGTTTAGTAGTACGGTAACTTTTATTGGTGGTGATTATTTCACCCCAAGCTGTTATCTGGGTTCCAATATACGTCTATATGGGCCGAGTAATTTTACAGTAGCAATACTTGGCGAGAACTGTTCTTCATTAGATCAATCAAATTTCAAATTTAGACAACAAGTTGGATTGGGTTGGAGTAGCACAAGTGATGCAACAGCATCAGCAGATGTTTATTTAAGGAGAAACACTGCCGGTCAACTTGATGTTCGCGGCGACAGTGGATTGCGTGTTCGTAATCTTGCCAACACAGCCGATGCCGCAATAACAGCAAGCACTGGGACGTTTAGTAGTTATGTCTACACGACTGCCGATGCTGCCGCTACTTTGCCTTTGAGGATTCGCGGTGCTGCTTCTCAATCAGCAAACTTAACAGAGTGGCAAAGTAGCACTGGGGGAGTTTGGATACGTGTTACATCGAATGGTACGATAAGAAGTGCAACGGGAGATCAATACACACCAACGATTTCTAATGCAAGTTGGGGGCCGGGACATGGTATTATTGTAAATGGTGCGGCTTCGTGTGCTTTTGCCTCAAACAATGATATTGTCGCTCAAGTAAATGGTAGTAGCGGTGTTTTTGAATTTTTTAGGCAAATGCAAGTATACGTTCCAGGCACGGGTACTTTTGCAACTATTACTGCTGATAC